AACGCCCGCAAGCTGCTGCGCGCGATCGCTGACGGCGGCGTCACGCTCGGCCTGCCGGCTGCCTCGACGCCTGCCGTCACGGCGGCGCCCGGGGTCGCCCAGGGCGAGCCCGTCTTCGGCGCCGGTGGTCTGGACGGCTACTGATATGAGAGTCCTTGCCGTCGCCGAGCGCCTGCGCGCGGAATGCCCGGCATTGAAGCAGGTGCTGGCGGCCTTGTCGGCCGCCGCGGCGCCCAAGGCTTACCCGGCTGCCTATGTACTGCCCTTGGCGGAGCGCGCCGCGCCAAACGAGTTCGGTGGCGCCCACCTGCAGAAGGTGACTGCGCGCGTGGCCGTCGAGCTGATGGTCAAACACGCCGGGCAGGAGGCCGGCGGCGCCGCCGCCTCCGAGTCGTTGGAAGACCTGCGCGACAGCGTGCTCGGTGCGCTGCTCGGCTGGTCGCCCGGCGCCGGTTTCGACACCTTCGATTTCGCCAGTGGACGACTGGTGTCGATCGACCCCGGCTTTGTCGTCTGGCGCGATGAGTTCGATACCAATTTTCACCTGGAGAAGCCATGAAGGATTTCATCGACGACCCCTGGTGGGGCAAGGGCGGCCGCTACGTGGTCGACCCCGAGACCGGCCGGCGCGTCCCCGCGCCGCCGGACCCGGACGCCGCCGAGGTCCCGCCCGCGCCGCAACCCGAAACCGCACCGCAGCCCGTGAAGGAGAAACGCCGTGGCTAATCTCGTCGCAAGCCCCCGCAAGTGGAAAAACAAGGCCATCCTGGTCAAGCTGGACACCGTCTACGGCACCGACCCGGTGCCCACCGGCGCGGCCAACTGGATCGAGGGGCGGAACGTCTCCTTCACGCCGATGGAGGCCGAGCGTGCCGATCGCAACATCGAGCTGCCCTACCTGGGCAGCGCCGGCCAGATCCTCACCTCGTCCTGGGCCAAGCTGTCCTTCGACGTGGCGATGGCCGGCTCCGGCACCGCCGGCACCGCGCCGAAATGGGCGCCGTTGATGCTCGCCTGCGGTTTCGCCGAGACGATCTCCGCCGGCGTCTCGGCTGCCTACAACCTGGTCTCCTCCGCCTTCTCCAGCGCCACCGCCTACATCAACATCGACGGCGCTTTGCACAAGCTGGTGTCGGCGCGCGGCGAGGCGAAGGGCAAGGTCAACGCCAAGGGCCTGCCGATGCTGAGCTTCGAGCTCACGGCCATCTACCTCGGCCCGACGGACGTGGCGTTGCCCAGCGTCACGCGCACCGGCTGGATGGTCGAGGAGGCCGTCAACTCGGCCAATACCGCCAAGGCCACCCTGAACGGCGTCGACCTCGCCTACTCGGCGCTCGAATGGTCGCTCGGCAACCAGCTGGCGAAGATCGATCTGCCCGGCCCGCAACGCGAGGTGGCCATCACCGACCGCAAGCCGACCGCGCAGATCACCGTGCTGGCGCCGGCCAGCCTGGCCACCTTCGATCCGTTCACCCTGGCGCAGGGCGGCACCACGGTGGCGCTCACCACCACCCACGGCAGCGCCGCCGGCAAGAAGGTGAAGACCGACCTGAACGTGGTGCTCACCGGCGTGGAATACGACCGCATCGACGAGATGCTGGCCTACAAGATCTCGCTCGCGCCGACGCCCGTGTCGGGCAATGACGAGATCACCGTTACCAACGTTTGAGATTTGAGGATCCGCGCATGGCTTTTCGCCCAGTCAAGACCGACGTGCGCCGCTGGCCGGTGGTGCTCACCTTCCACGTGTGCGACGACGCCGGCAGCGTCGCCGAGATCGAGCAGTCCTTCATCGGCCACTTCGCGCCGTTTACCGAGGACCAGTACCTGGCGCTGCGGCGCGAGATATTCGGCGACGAGACCGACGAGTCGGTCAGGCGGCGCATCGCCGACACGCCGGTCGCCGAGTTCGCCCACCTGGAGGCGCGCTTTTTCGCCCGCCTCCTGCGCGGCTGGAGCCACGTGGAGAACGACGATGGCACGCCGCGGCCCTACAGCGCGGCGGCGCTTGATGCGCTCGTCACGGGCGAGGACGGCGCGGTGGTGCGCGCCGGCCTGAACCGCTCGCTGGTCGAGCTGCGTTTCGGGATGGCGCCGCGAAAAAACGCTGCGACCTCGCCGTCGCCTGGGCAGACGCCCGCACAGGCCGCGGCGGGGTCGACGAGCTAGCGCGCGACATGCAGGCGGCGGGGCACACCCCCGCCGAGATCGCCCAGGCGCTGGCCGGGCGCGGCCAGCGCGAGATCGAGGTGTGGCCGGAGAATGTGGTCGCATGGGAAGCCTGGTGCGGCCTTTCCACCCAGTGGCGCATGGTGGCCGGCTTCGAGGCGGCGCGCTATGTCGGGCTGGACTATGCCGCGGTGTGGCCGACGCTGCGCGGCCTGGGCGTTAAAAAGCGCCGCCGCGCCGCGGTATTTAACGCCCTGCGGGAGATGGAGCTGGCGGCACTGCCGGTGCTGAACGCGGGCTGAGCGGCTCGGCCAGCAGGGCATAGCCCAGCGCGGCGAGCCAGCCCCAGACGGTCCAGCCGGCGAGGAGCGTCCAGGCGAGCAGCCAGCCCCTCCCGGCCACCTGGCGGCGGCGCGCCACCGCGTGCGGGATGGCGCAGGCCAGGCAGTACCAGAGCAACAACCCGAAAGCCAGATCGGAAAGCATTTTCACAGTATAGAACATGGGCGGCAACGACATCACTCTCGGCATCCGGCTCACCGCCGACGGCAGCGGCATGGTGGGCACGCTGCGCCTGTCGCGCGCCGAGCTGGACAAGCTCACCGACTCGACGCGCAAGGGCGGCGAAGCGGCCCGCGAGGCCGCCGCCGCCCAGGACGCCCAGGGCGTTTCGATGGGGCGCCTGGCGCAGGCCGTCACCGTCGGCAACCTGGCCACCAAGGCCGCGGAAGTCGGCATGCGTGCGCTCGGCGCGGCGATCGACTACGTGAAGGAATCGGCCCTGGCCAATGCCCGCTTCGAGGAACTGGGCATTGTCATGCGCGTGGTCGGCGAGAACGCCGGCTACACCGGCGCCCAGATGGCCCAGTACGCCGACGAGACGCAGCGCATGGGCATCAGCATGCTCGAATCGCGCAATACCGTCATTCAGCTCGCACAGGCGCAGCTCAGCCTGGCCGACAGCAGCAAGCTGGCGCGCGTGGCCCAGGACGTCGCGGTGATCGGCATGACCAACTCGTCCGACGCGCTCCAGCGCATGATCCACGGCATCAAGTCCGGACAGACGGACGTGCTGCGCACGCTCGGCATCAATGTCGACTTCGAGGCCAGTTACAAGCGGCTCGCCGCGAGCCTGCACACCACGACCGAGGCGCTCACCGAAAAGCAGAAGATGCAGGCGCGCGAGAACGCCGTGCTCGACGAGGGCGTCAAGGTCTCCGGCGCCTACGAGGCGGCGATGACCTCGGCCGGCAAGCAGATGCGCTCGATGGCGCGCTACGCCGAAGACCTCAAGGTGATCCGCGGCGAGGTGTTCAACGAGGCGCTGACGGTCGCCGTCATGGCCTTCGTCGACCAGCTGAAGGGGGCCAATGAATCGGCAACCGAGCTGGCCAAGAACGGGAAGCTGAAGGAGTGGGGCAACGACGTTGCCAATGTGCTCGCCTTCGTGGCCGACATGGCCGTATCGGTGGGCTCCACCTTCAAGATCGCCGGCGCGTCGATTGCGTTTGCCCTGCTGGCGCCGTTCGCCAAGTCGCCACAGGAGCTGGCCGTCTTGCGGGAGGCATGGAGCGAAGACGTGGACGCGGCGACCAGGGCGTCCTCGATGTTTCGCGACGCCCTGGAGAAGCGCCGCGCCGCGCACCAGGCGGATGTCGATGCCGCGGCGGCAATCGAGCGGCATCGCACCGAGACGATGGCTTTTTACCAGCAGCAGCGCATTGCCGGCATCCTCAGCGAGAAACAGTACATCGAGACGATGAACGCCTGGCTGCTGCACAACTATGCGGCAGCCTCGAAGGTCGCCGACGAGGCGCCGCGTGCCGGCGGCGGCAACAAGGCGCACGCCGCTCTGATGGCGCGCATCGAGGGCGAGCTGGCGCTGGAGAAGTCCGCTGGCGATCTGCGCCTCGACCTGCTGAAGGACCAACAGGCGCGCGGGCTGCTGAGTGAGCGCGACTACACCGAGGCGGTGCTCGCCGAGCAGCTGCGCCGGCTGCAGGCACAGTACGCCCTGGCGGAAAAGGAGTACGCCAGCGCCAAGGCGCCGGCCGAGCGCGAGAAGGCGCTGGCCAAGATGCGCGAACTGTCGGTGCAAATGGCGCGCGAGCAGGCCAAGGCCGAGGGCGATCTCGCCAAGGCGCGCGAAAAGGCGCTCGATCAGGGCGCGAAAACCCTTGACGCCCTGGAAAAGGAGATCAAGGCCCTGCGTTTGCATGGCGAGGAAATCGGCCTCACCAAGGACCAGCTCGCGCGCCTGACCGACGAGCGCGAGTTGGCCGCCATCGCCGCCAAGGAGCAGGAACTGTCGGATCGCACACTGTACGAAACCGACGAGGCGGCGCTGGTGATCCTGCGCGAGGAGATCCGGCTCATGAAGGAGCGCCGCGCCGCGCGCGCGTCGAACGAGCGCCGCCAGGGCATCGCCGACGAGGCGAAGCAGATGGAGGATGAGTACAAGCGCGCCAGCCAGGAGATCGAGAAGAGCCTCACCGATGCGTTGATGCGCGGCTTTGAGGGCGGCAAGGAGTTCGGCAAGAACTTCGCCGATACGCTGAAAAACATGTTCAAGTCGCTGGTGCTGCGCCCCATCATCCAGCCGATCGCGCAGGCCGGCGCCGGCGCGGTGTTGAGCCTGCTGGGCATGCCGGCCCAGGCGGGCGGATCGTGGGCGACCCTTAACAACGGCATGGGTATCGGCGGCGGCTCCGGCGGCGGTATCGGCAACCTGTTCAGCGCCGGCGGCAACATCGTCGACCTGTTTGGCGCATCCGGCGGGCTCAATGCGGCGGGCGGCGCCGGTGCCGGCCTCTACGGTGCATTCGCCACCTCCGGCATCGGGCAGTCGCTCGGCCTGTCGTCCATGCTGGCGACGGACTTTACCGGCTTTGCCGCACCGGGTCTGACGGGCCTCGGGGCTGGCATCGGCGCCGCCCTCCCCTGGATCGGCGGCGCCCTGGCCATCGGCTCGATGCTCATGGCCGATGACGGCCCGGGCATGCGCACCGGCCAGGCGGTGCAGTGGGGCAACGGCGGCGACAATTACCAGTACCAGTCGGCCATCGGCGCGTTTTCGCCGTGGGCGCACAACCAGTGGTTTTCCGGCGACATGGGGCCGCAGCAGGACAAGTTCGTTTCGTCCGTGCTCGCGCTCGATGACGCGCTCGCCGCCGCCATCAGCGCCGCCGATCTCACGGCCGTGCAAAGTGCGCTCGCGTCCGACACGCCGGACACGGTCAACTTCGGCCTGGAGGGTGAGGACCCCTCGGGCGGTTTCGACGCGTTCTGGCGCGAGCGCTACGGCATCATCCTCGACGCGCTGCTGCCGGGCATGGGCAAACTCTCCACCCAGGCGACGCTGACGGCAGAGCAGATCCTGCACCTGGTGAGCACGCTCTCCTCGACGCGCGCCGCGCTGCAGGATGCCGGGCTGGACACGCTGCTGACGAAGGTCGCGGACTGGAAGCCGGCGCTGGCCGGCGACATGCTCACGCTGCTGCAGTACGCGGTGGCCGACCCGCTCGCCGATGCCACGCGCCTGGCCGAGGAGCAGAGCCGCACGCTCTATGGCTCCTGGCAGATGCAGGGCGAGGGCCTGAGCTCGCTCATCAGCGCCTTCGACGGCTCGACGGCCTCGGCGCAGCGCCTGGCGCAGGCCGCGCAGGCGCGCTATCAGACCGAGCTGCAGCTGGTGCAGCAGATCCAGCAGGCCATGCAGGCCGGCTCGGCGATGTTCAACGAGTCGATCCGCGGCATCCGCTATGGCCTGCTCGACAACGCCGGCAAATACCAGTTCCTCGACGACGAGGCGTCGCGTTACGACGCGATGATGCGCAGCGTCACCGATCCGCAGCTGATCGCCGATTACGCCGCCAAGCTCAACCAGACGCTGCTGGCGGCGTGGAACCTGCTCGACCCGACGCAGCAGGCGGCCAAGGTCGACGAGTTCGAGGCACGCTTCGCCGCGGCGCGCGACCTCGAACAGAACCGCCTGGCCGGCACGCTCGCGCAGGTGCCGGCCGGCCATTCCGATCTGCCGGACCAGATCCGCGCACTCGGTGAGACGATCGACCGCCTGGTCGCCGCCGCCGCTGCGTCGGACACGGCGGCGGCGACCAACCTCGATGCCGCCAATATCCAGCTGCGCGCCGCGCAAACGCCGCTGAGGGTCGACGTGCAGGGCGGCGGCGCGCCGCGCACCGAACTGGCCGGCTGGACGCGCTGACATGGAAAGCCTTTCCGCCCCCTTCCTCGCCGCCATCGGCGCCAACGTCACACAGCCGCTGCTGCTGGTGGAGGTGCTGTTCTCGGCGCCGCTGCGCGTCTCGTCGGCCGGCACGCTGAGCTGGGACAGCCGCACCTGGCTCGGCGCCTCGCTGCGCGTCGACGGGATCGGCGCCGACGGCGGCGGTGGGGGCGGCTGCCAGATCATCATCGGCAATGCCGACAATGAAATCGGTGCCCTGATGCAGAACGAGGGCATCGCCGACCGCGCCATTGGCGTGTGGGAGGCGTGGCTCGATCCGGACGGCGTGACGGTGCACGTCAAGCAGGCCTACGCCGGCGCCGGCGGCGCCGGTCGCATCGGCCAGGATGTCGCGACCATCGCGGTGGTCGCCGCCGACACGGCGCACCTGCACGCGCCGCGCGAAATGATCTCCGCAGCCTACGGCTTCACCCATTTGCGGCCGCCCGGCGCCGAGATCAGCTGGAACGGCAGCAAGATCACGACCACGCGGCGGCTCGGAGGGGGCGCGTGAACACCTACCCGAGCCTGCCGACGGCCTGGAACCCGAAGGGCGACCGCTCGGTGCGCCGCATCCTCACCGACGAGGCGTGGAACGGCATGCCGCACACGCGCGTGGTGCACGATCGCCGTCGCCGCAGTTTCGACTTGCTGCATCCGTGGCTCAGCCTGTCTCAGCGCAATCAGCTGGTCGCGTTCTTCGACGCCAATGTCGGCGTGCCGTTTATCTACGAGCGCGTGCGCAACGGCATCACCGAGACCTACACCTGCGTGTTTGTCGGCGAAGGGCCGCAGGAAGAGTTTCTCAAGACCGAGCGCTACAACGTCGCCGTGCAGATGCGGGAGGTCTGATGCCGCTCCCTGACATCCGCCCCGGCTTCAGCAGCGCGTGGATGTTCCCCGCGACGCGCGACGAATACGAGTGGGCCAGGTCGCACGGCACCGAGGCCTACTATTACCTGCCGCAGGTCAACTGGACCGGCTTCAGCGGCGGGGCTGTCGTCCCGGTGGACACGCTCAACCAGGCGGCGACACTGCCGTCCGAGCAGCAGTTGCAGATCGCCGCCGCCGACTCGGTGCTGCCGATCACCTACGGCCGCGATCGTCTCGGCGCGCGCATCGCCGATCTGGGCGTCCTCAACGGCTATCTGGTGATGTTCTGCATCTGGGGCCGCGGCCCCTACGACGCCCTGGAGGGCATCACCATCGACGACGCCGACCTGCCGGCCGGCGTGGTCACCACGCACTACGACGGCACGCAGACGACGCCCGATCCGGTGCTGGCGGAGATCTACGGCGGCGGCTATGCGGACGTGCTGGCCGGCCGCGTCTACAGCGTGCTGCAAGTGCCGCCAGGCGTGAGCTCCGGCTTCCCCGCCGTGCGTGCCATCTGGCGCGGCCGCCAGTTGTACGATCCGCGGCTGGATTCCACCGCCGGCGGCAGCGGTCCGCAGCGCCTGGCCGACCCGGCGACCTGGGCCTGGTCGCAGAACTGGGCGCTGATCCTCGCCGACTACCTCGCCTCGTCGCTGTATGGCATGGGCCGCACCCTCGACTGGGACAGCGTCGCCGTGGTCGCGGACGTGTGCGACGAAGACGTCGCCGGCGCGCCGCGCCGCAGCGGCGGCGGCCTCAGCCTCGACAAACGTCTCGCCGCCGCGGACTGGTTGGACACGCTGCGCAGTTATGCCGGCGCCTTTGTTCTCGATGACGGCACCTTCGCGCGCCTGGTGGCGGACCGCCCGGCCGCCGCGGTAAAGCACTTCTCCTGGGCGGCCGGCGATCTCAAGAGCCTGGCGCCGCTGGAGATGGCGGACCTGTCGCAGGTGCCGACGGCGGTCGAGGTGGTGTGGACCGACACGTCGCAGCTACCGTGGACCGAGGCCTCGGTGGTCGTCAAGGCGGCGGGGGTGGATGCCGGCACCACCCCGCTTCGTTTCTCGCGCGTCTTCATGCCGGGCTGGCACGCCGCCAGCCCGGCGACGCGCGAGGCAACCGAGATCCTGAACAAGCGCGCGCGGGGAAACATCGCCACCGAGGCCGAGGTGTTCGACGCCGGCACCGTCATCGAGCCGGGCGACGTCATCGGGATCTCCGCGCCCGTCGGGCTGGCCGCCGCGCCGTTCCGCGTCACCGCTACGTCCGGCAGCCTCGGTCGTTACAAGCTCAAGCTCACCCGTTACGACGCGGCGATGTATTCCGACGCCGTCGCCTCGTACGTCACGCCGGCCGAGACCAACTTGCCGAACCCGGCCAATCCGCCGGCGGTGACCGGCGTCATCGCGGTCGAGGAGGCGTTCCAGCAGGCCACCGACGGCGTCGGCCTGTCGCGCCTGCGTGTCAGCTGGACGCCGACCGCATGGCCGTACCTCGCGCAGGTGCGCATCGAGGTGTACGACCAGTCGGCGGCCGGCACGCCGCTGGTCGGCGGCGGCACGGTCGAGCGGGATGCCGCCGCCACCTGGGTATCGCCGCCGCTGCTGCAGGGGCATACCTACGTGGCGCAGGTGGCGTTCGTGTCGAGCCTGGTCGCCGGCGCGTGGGGGTATTCGGCGCCGCTGCCGATCCTCGGCGACCAGCTGCCGCCCACCAACGTCACCGGCCTGACTGGATTCGAGGTTGGCGGCCGCGTGCGCATGCGCTGGGATGGCGCCGTCGCCGTCGGCACCTGGCGCTACGAGGTGCGCGGCGGCGGCGTCGGTGTGGCATGGGAGTCCGCCACGGTGCTCGACCGCGTCATCGGCCTGCGCTTCGAGTCGGCGGATCTCGCCGCCGGCACCTACGACATACTGGTGAAGGCGGTCAACTCGGCGTGGGTCTACTCGGTCGGCGTCGCCCGCTTCACCATCGTGGTGACGACCGACGTCAACGCCTGGCTGGTCGGCGAGTATGAATTCGTCTCGCCCTCGGTCAGCGGCATGGCGCCGTATACGCTCGGCCCGCTCGACACGGCGAGCCGGCACGTCACGGAGGATGGCGTTCTCGCTGCCACGAAATTTCCCGCGCTCGCATCCACCTATAGCGCCGTCGCCGCCACCTACAACGCCGTGGCGAGCCAGCTGACCACCGAGTGGCATGATTTCGGCGTGGCGCTCGTCGGCAACTGGCTCGGCCAGTACGATGGCGCCGCCGCGCTGCAGGGCACGCTGCTGCCCGAGCTGGATCTGTCGCCGGATACGGTGGGCGTGGCGGTCTATCCGGCGATGGCGGCCAAGGCGACGGGACGTTTCGCCCGCCTGAAATTCGCCGCCGTCAGCGGCGATTCGATCAACGTCGTCATGCCGCGCATGTCGTGCGTGGTGAACGCCATCCCGCGCGAGGAGACCCTCTCCGCCACGACGTCGGCGAGCGGCCCGGTGAACGTGCTGCTGGCCGGACTGTACGCGTACTGGAAATCCATCGCCGTCGCCGCCTCCGGCGCGGTGCAGGCCAGCGGCCAGTACGACAACGTGCGCGTCAACGCCTACACGAATGATGGCCTGCAGCTGGGCAGCAGCATCGCCGCCGGCGCGTCCGGCGATCAGTACGTGTTCTGGGGCTTCTCGGTCGCCGGCCGCACGATTGCCGCCGGCGACTACATCGAATTCGACATCCTGTGCGGCAAGAGCCCGGCCGGCGCCACGGTGCAGGGCGGCGTCGATATCCGCTACTCCGACGCGAGTTACCAGCGCACGTACGCATCGGCCTGCGGCGTGACGGTCACCGATCTGGGCGTCTGGCAGCATGTGTCGGTGGCGCTGGGCGCCACGCCGGTGGGCAAGGCCGTGTCATGGTGGGACCTGGTCAACCACAGCGACGCGGTCGGCGACTACGAGCTGTGCGTGCGCAACGTGCGCATCACGGATGGCGCCGGCACCGTGCGCCAGACGATCTATGGCGCCAGCGGCGCGCCTGCGATCAACCAGCAGGATTTCGCCTCGGGGTATGCCGCTAACCTCGCCATGAATCCCGCCAACAGCCTGGACGTGTATGCGTTCAACGGCACAACGAAAATAGCCACGCCGGTGGTGATCACCTTCAAAGGAGTCTGATGACCACGCCAACCTACACCCCCTTCGACCCGACGAAGCCGGATGCCACGGCGCAGACCCTGACGCAGATGGGCGAGTCGATGCGCAAGAACCTGCAGGCCGTCCGCGACGCGCTGGTCGTTAACTCGTTTATCGGCTGGAACATGTCGAAGCTGGGCCCGTCGTTCACGGCCTCGATCAGCGGCACGGTGATGACGGTCTCCGCCGTCGCCAGCGGCACCCTCGCGGTCGGGCAGACGATCTTCGGTGCCGGTGTGGCGAGCGACACGACGATCGTCTCGCTTGGCACCGGCACCGGCGGCGTCGGCACCTACAACATCAGCGCGGCGCACACGATCGCGAGCGAGGCGATGAGCTCCGTGACCGCCGATCAGCCCGAGAATGCGCTGCGCACCAAGGGCACCGAGATGCTGCTGGCCGCCATCACCTGGGGCACCAGCGGCGGCGCCGACGGCAACCCCGTGCAAATCACCTACGCCTGGTCGAACGACAGCGGCGCCAGCTGGTCGAGTATCGGCACGGTGAGCATCGCCTACGACGCGCGCGGCAACCCATCCACCACCACCTGGAGCTGACATGGATTTCCTACTGGGTGTCCCCGGCAAACTCAAAGCGATCATCGACGCGCTCGCGGCCAAACTCGACGCCACCGTGTCCAGCCGCGCCGCCGCCAGCACCGCGCTGTCGACGGCGACCTGGACCGGCGGGTTGGCCACGCGGCTGGGCATCGCCGCCACGCGCAAGCCGGTGGCGAGCATTGTCAACGCCTTCTCCGCCGGCGGCGGCACGACGCTCGCGCAGATGGGCGACATCAACGCCACGTCATACGTCGGCGCGAATCTGGCGTATGCCCTGTCAGGCGCGCTGACCGCCAATACACTCAAGACGATGCTCAACATCACCTCGGGCGCCGGCGTGGTGCGGTTTCTCGGCCTGCGCAGCGAAGACGCCGGCGTGTCGCACTCGCTGCGCATCAAGGTGACGATCGACGGCGTGGTGGTGTTCGACGCGACGACCGCTGCCAGCAATTACGCCGTCGGCGCCGGTGTGCCCGTCGTCGGCAGCCTGCGCTGGAACGCCACCTACAGCATCAGCGATCTGGCATTCGGCCAGCTGGAATACGACACCTCGTTCAAGGTCGAGATCGCATCGAGCAACAGCGAGACTGACAAGCTGGCGCTGCTGTACAACTACGAGACGAGGGCCTGAGCATGAGCACGCGTTACCAGACCGTCGCCGAAGGCGGCGTGTTCGATCACGAGACGGCGCGCCGGATCAGGCGCGGCGAGCCCGGGTGGGCGGAGTATCAGGAGTGGCTCACGCGCGGCGGCTCGCCGCTGCTGCCGGACCCGGTCGGCGAGATGGACCTGGCGGCCGCCAAGGCCGCCCGCATCGCCGACATCAACGCCCACGCCGCCGGCCTGCGCAACCAGTTCGTGCGCGGGCGCTCGGTCGGTGAAATGGTCAGCTGGTCCATCAAACTACTGGACGCGATCGCCGTGCAGGCCGGCCAACCGACGCCGTTCGCCGCGCTGCTGCCGCAGCTGCAGGCGCAGCTCGGTCTGCCGGTCGCGCCGGACAGCGTCAACCACGCTCTGGCGCTGCTGCGCGGCATCACCGAGGCCGAGCACGCCGGCAAGGTGATCAGCCAGGCGGCGGCCGCCCTCGCTGCGGAGATTGCCTCCGACGCCATCCGCGGCCGCCACTGCGACAGCATCGCCACGATGACCGACCCGCGCGACATCGCCGCCTACCCCTGGCTGACCGGCTGGCCGTCGATGCCGGGAGGGTAGAAAAGACGGCGCGGCCGGGCATGGTGGTGAGACACCCCGCCCGGCCGCCATCTGCAGAGAGTGCCTGCGTCAGGCCAAGGCGCCGCCACCGGGTACCCGGCGGGCCAAGCCTACCACGCGAGGCAGTGAGATTTGGAAGAGATCAGATGCGGTAACTGCAACAGAAAACTGGCTGAGGCGGATTACCGCCGCCTGGCCATAAAGTGCCCCAGATGCGGGACACACAATGTGATGAAGGCCAAGAGCCTCTCACCCGAGCGCCGTCGAGCGTCACTCCGAAAGGAAACGCCCGATGGCAACTCGAAAAAAGCTCTTTAACAATTCGACGCATTTAACGGTCGGCGGCGCCGATCTCCACATGGGCGATGCCCTGGCGGTGCTGCCGACCCTGGCCGGCCCCTTCGACGCGGTCATCACCGACCCGCCCTACAGCTCGGGCGGGCAATCGAAGGGCGACCGGGCGCGATCCACCGGGGCGAAATACCTCAATTCCGGCGCGAAGAAATACCCGGACTTCCTGGGTGACACCAAGGATCAGCGCTCCTACCTGCACTGGAGCGCCCTCTGGATGGCCCTCTGCCACGCCAGGCTGGCCGACGGCGGCCTGATCGCCGTCTTCTCGGACTGGCGGCAGCTCCCGGTCACCACCGACGCCCTGCAGGCCGCCGGCTTCATCTGGCGCGGCATCGCCGTTTGGGACAAGACCGGCGGCGCCAGGCCCTACAAGGGCGGCTTCCGCAGCCAGTGCGAGTACATCGTCTGGGGCTCCAAGGGCGGCCTCAAGGGCGAGCGCTACAACCCCGGCCTGTTCCGTGTCCCGCCCACCGCCGGCGGCAAATTCCACCAGGTAGGCAAACCCGAAGCCCTCATGGACGCCCTGGCCGCCGCCGCCGACGGCCACATCCTCGACCCCTTCATGGGCTCCGGCACCACCGGCGTCGCCGCCAGGAAGCAGGGCAAACGATTCACCGGCATCGAGATCAGCAGCCACTACTTCGACGTGGCCGCTGAGCGCATGAGACTCAAAAAAGGCAAGTCACCAGCCTGAAGTGGTGAAGATTAATAGGAGCAATTCAATGACCAAGAGAGTACGCATCGAGAATGCCGACGCATCGAACTTCAAGGTGCTGGTGCAGGTGTGGGACAAGGGCTATCCGGAAGGCGAGCCCGACAAGCTGGCGCAGGAAATCACCCTCAATAACCCGTGCGATATGACGGGCCAGGATGTATACCTGACCAGCACCCGTTACCTGGTAATCAAGGAGGCGCCGTAAAATAGGCCGGGAGCCCGGAAATGGCGGTTAAAATCCCCTTTCCGGGCTTCGAAGTCAGTGCCAAATGAAGTGCACATTAGTGCCAAATGGCGCGACGTTTTACACCATCCTAGCGGCCGGATGGCGCGGGGGTGAATAACCTGAAGGGGGTAGCCCGAAAAGGACAAGGGGCTGGATGACAGCATCCAGCCCCTTGAATTTCGGTGGTAGGCCGTACTGGATTTGAACCAGTGACCAACGGAT